AACTCATTAGAGAACCTCTCCTCTGACGCCTGGTCTCGAAGCTGGATGACGCGCTGCTGTGCAGCACGGTACCCACCGCTGTCTTCCTGCTTGCCGGCCATCTTGGCCTCGTAATACTGGATCAAGTCAGCAAGGTCGCCACCTGCAGCATATGCAGATTCGGCCTTGGAGTCAGCGATCTGTACGCGGTATTGCTCCTGGACTTTTAGCCATCGAGCTGAATCGGTCGGATCTCCTGCAGACTCCGATACTCGGCGTTCAATGTATGCAAGGAGATCATCATCGGAGATCTTCCCTGACTCCCAGTCGGAAAACGCAAGATCGTCAGCAGCGGCAAGGGCTTGCTTCGAACGTGTCGCAGCAGCCTCTGTCGCGCGCTTTGCTTCGGATTCGGACTGGTTGTAGAGAGAGGCGAAGAGACCGCTATAGTCCCCTGCGCCACCGAATGATGCTCGGCCCATTTATCTCCTCCCCGGGATGATGACTTGCTGGGTTGCTGTTGCTTGGCCCGTAGGTGTGCTTCGGACTAGAGAACTAGGAAGACTGCCTGGCGCGTTGCTACCCTCTGGTGACGGTCCACCTGGTGCCGTCATCGGCTGCGTAGGACCGGCCTGGTTCATGTCCTGACCAAGGGCTGGCTGCATTTCGAAGGCGGTGTTCTGGGCGGCCGCTGCGCCTGACTCAGAGGCCGCTAGGGGGCTAACCCCCAATGCTGCCTGCTGCGGGGCTTGTAGGGCCTGCTGGGTGGCCTGTAGCTGGGCCTGCTGGGCCTGCATGCTCTGGACCATGTTCAGCACGGCAACCCACGCCTGGACGTCGCCTGGGAATAGTTGCGGGTTCGATCGCTCCAACTGGATAAGCTTGAGCTCGTCCTCTGGAGAGTCGACACCAAGGTTGTCCATGGCGCTTCGCAGCGAGGTAACCCTGGAGTTAATCTTGTTGATTTCGTTGGTGGTGTTCTCGATGACGTCTCGTGGCGTAAGCTCTGGCGCAATGATCTTCCATCGTCGAAGACCTTCGAACAGATCGCCAACACCACGCTTCTCCATGGTTCCGTCTGGCATCTTGACATCAACCTTCGGGTTGACCTTCTCTGTCATGAATGTCCAGAAGATCAGCATCTCGCGAAGTCCCTGATAGAGGCGTCGTCGCTTCGGATCCATTCGGTTTGCAACTGACTCAACCTGGATCGCGAGCGCGCGGCCGGACGTACCGGCTGACGGCATTGATCCGAACACGATCTCCGAAAGACCGGTTGTTTTGTAGAATAGGTTCCAGAACTCCTGCATCAGGGACTGGATTGGGAACTGGTTGACCGGCTTGATGATTGGATCAATCCTGTTGCCAGCACCGGCAGCGATAATCTCGCCACCCTTCGGAACGATACCGCCTGGCACGCTGTCGGCGTTGTCGCCGGTGAGCTGCCATGCCGGGTCGATCTCGTCTGCAACGAGCTGGGCCCAGTGGCTGATTGCTCGGTTCATCTCGATCTGAATGTCGTAGATGCCCTCTGCAGTGCTTACGCCCTCTGGGCTACCTGGTTCGTGGTCGTTCTCGATGATGATGAACGGGATGTCCGGAAGTTCACGGTGGACAGTAGGACCCGTGGCAAGCTGGCCCTCGATGAGGGTAGCGTTGTGAACGATGCCTTCAAGGTCCTTGTACCAGTAGTCCCATACACGAACTTGGCTCTGCTCGTACTGGCTGCGCTCACGGTTGATTGGCGTTCGGATTAGGTTCTTGTCGGTTGGTAGCGGTGAGCTCCTCTGGTTGAGAGGGTCGGTGTGGTTACCGCCCCCGCGCGCGACCACGAACGGAGTCTTCTTGTCCCCGGTCGACTTGATGTCGACGTCAGGGAATTGGCTCATTGCCTCGAGAGGAGACAGGAGGTATTCGTAGATCGCCCAGTCAATTGCCCGATAATCAGAAGAACCCCAACCAACACGAAGGTTAGCGGGGTTCTCGATAATAACAACGTCGGGGCGGTTATCGCGCTTGTTCCAGTACGGCTTGAGGATGCCCTTTCCGTAAAGGCACTTCGTCTTGGTAAGGTCTGGGAGCCAGACATCCCAACCAGAAAGGTCGAGGAATCCAAGCATCATCTTCTCCGCAGCTTCTGCGCGGAGTCGGTCGTTCTCCCCCAACGTGTCAGGGACGAGCGAGATCCTTGGGATCAACGCCTGTAGCCGCGAGTCAACATCGACTGCGGCCTTAACAATATTGACGCTGAGGTGGATCTTACCCGGGCGCTGGGCCAGGTCCTCTGGCCACTGGTCGCCGTAGAGCGGGGCGTAGAAGTGGTGTGCCTTCTGGTATTTTGAGATTAGGCGAGACTGATACGGCTCAGCATCTGCGTATCGTCTCCGGGCTAGTCCAACGACCTCCTGATCTGAAAGCGCCTTGTCTAGTGCATTCAATTCTTCGTTCATAACCCTCACCATGCAACGGCGCGACTGATACGGCCGTTCACACTAAATCTTGTTTTTTGCGCCCCGGAGTATCCCTTCGAAGCGATTTCTGTTGCGCCAACAAGTGCCATGACAGCGTCTTGCTGGATCTTGTCGTCCTTGAGTCGGTAGTTAAGAATCTCTCGCTGGAGCCGAGCCCATGAGTTTGGCAAAAGCAGTCTCCCCTCCGTAATTGCCGCCTTTAAGTTCATGAGGCTTCCGATCTTCATCGTTGGCCCGCCGAAATTGATTCCCCTCTGCGGGTGGATTCCAGATAGGCTTTGCCGGACAATCGCCCCGCCCATGCTGGTTGCGTCGAATCCTGTGATTGCGACGGCCCCGTTGCTGTTGTAAAGCGCGTGCATCGAGTAGATATCTGCTACAAGCTGCGTAAATGCCGGCGGTTTAAGGTAGTGCTTAAACTGGACTCCGACCCAGACTTTGTTCGTTACATCCAGGACGACCACTGCGGTTGGGTCCGAAGCGACGCTTGGGTCCCAGAAGATGACGTATCGGTGCTTAGGCTTTGGGAGCTGGTTGTCCGGGACATCCTTGCTGAACGCCTTAAGCATCCTGTCGACTGGCGTGAAGAAGGCCTCTGCAGGCTCGAGGAAGGCACCGCGAAGCTGCTGCTCCTTGGTTGCAGGATCGAGGTTCTCCTCCATCCTGTTGATCTCTTCCTGCGTAATTCCGAACCCAACGTTGTCGCTGACGTGGCTCCAGCATAGTGCCTGCTGATCTTTGACCCATTGTCGTTCGCCAATTTGTTCACCCTGGTCGACAATCTCGCGAACAAACTCGTAATATTCAGTAAGTCCGTTTGGGGTTCCAACCAGAAGGATTGGACCGCCGGTAGAGATAAGTCGCATCATGAGCGTCTCGTACACCACGGACTTCAGGTGGTTCTCGAAGCCAACCTCGTCAAAGCTAATCCCGGCGCATCGGTATCCCTGGAGCGCCTGGGCCTTGTCCTCGCTTGTTCGGAACTGGATGACTGATCCGTTCCAGAACTCAAGTCCTTCGTAGTAATTCTCTACACGTACTTCCCGGATAAACCCCTCTGGCATCCGGAACTTTTTTACTTGAGCTGGGTGGATGCCCTTCATCAGGAGACGGATGTCCTTGAGTGGGAGGTATGCCTGTTGTTGCTTTGGAGCAACGTGGATCCAAAGGTATGGGTATTTGAACCAATCCTCTGGGCTGGACTTATCGACGCCAACCTTGTAGTTTGCCGCCCACATGATCAGGCCAGCAATACCAAGGGTCTTTCCGATCTGGTTTGCCGCGACGTGGATGACTAGCTTGTGTCGCCACTGCCAACCATCCTCGCCGGGACGAATAAGATCTAGCCATCTTCGCTGCGCGTGGTTGACCCTAATGCCAAGAATCTCCTCAAAGAAGACGATTGGATCGCGCCCCCTTTCGAGGAGCGCCATCAACTCTGCTTGCTCTGGTCGTACCCTTAGTTCTGTCATGCGTTCGGGAGCTGCTTAATTGTCTTAAGCAGACCGAACAGCTCGTCCACCTTGCCCTGAAGCTCGACCTTTTGGATCTCGGTCAAGCCAAGCGATGGGTCCATAAGAGCCTGTGCGTACTTGGCTGCCTCGACATTGTCTGGCGCCTTGACAACCGAAAGGGTTTGTCCGTACGGTTCTGTTGGACCAGAGAAGCTTCCTGCCCTGGCCACTAGTTCATCTCCCGAAGGTTCCTCATCGTCTTAGCGTGCTCCTTTGCGGTCCTTCTAAAGATCTTGTACGCAGGATCTTCGACCCCAACGAAGTGCTTTTGCTTCTTCTCTGTGTCAATCCAATGATCTAGGTATACCGCTGCTTTTGTCATAATAGAATACCCAGGAGACTTAGGCTTAGGAGAAATCAAAGCCATGACTACGACGGGGGGAATGCTAACAACCTTACCATCACCCTTGCCTTCTAGGTTCTGTTCCGGTTGAAGGTAGGTTACAAACTGAGCATCGTAAAGATCTGGGAATTCTAACTTGATTTTTCCAGAAATCTTTTCGACCCTGTTGTCATTGAGCACTGGTTCCAAATCAGAAAAGCTAAACGACATTTACTTTGCCTTCAGTTCTAATTCAAGCTGGGAAAGGATTGGCCTCCAGTGCCTATCATACACCTTGTCGGTGCGATAATCTTCAGCAAACAAGATTGCCTTTTCAGACATTTTCTTGTTCTCTTTATCGTTTCCCTTTAGCTTGTATGACTCTTCTAGGGCATTGATAATCTGGTCTACGTTGGGAACCTTCCACCATCCGGTTTGCAGTTCGTCCCACTCCTTCTGCCCATCGACAAGCCATCCAGCACCGCACAGCTCTGTTTGGGCAGTCCAGTCAGTAAGGATTACCGGGGTTCCGCAAGCCTGAGCTTCGATTGCCGGAACGCCGAAACCCTCTCCTCGGGATGTCATCAAAAGGACATCTGATGTTGAGTATGCTGCCGCAACAGCATCAAGCGAAAGACCTTGCCTAAATTCAAATTGAGGAACAATGCGCACTTGGTCCATAGGGGCATTT